GTCATATCACTTGATACAAAAACCTCAAAAATGAGGAAAAAAAAGCTGTTTTTCGGGTGTTTTCTCACCTGCCCTCAAATCCTAGGTTTACACCTAGGCATTACATGGGTGGACAGTTATTTTTCGCCTTTTAACTTGGCTCTAGTGTTTTTCCACTAAAAATCTAAATCACTCTTATTTACGTCGAGCAAATTAAAAGTCGGAGTATGGTAAGCTTCATCGAAAGCATTCTTGTTGACCAGTACTTGCCAGCTGGGAAACCCTGCAAAGAGTTCTTGTGGAGTTATGCCCTTTCTCCTCATTGCTCGCAAATCATCATAAGGTAAAGATTCCAACATTTCCTTGATTTTTTCCTCTGCACCTTGTCCCAGAATCTGAAAACATGCCTTGTAAATACAAAATAGTGCATCATATGCCGCTCTATTCGATGCGTAAGTTCCATAAGCATGACCCAAGACAGACAATACTACGTCCACTACACCCCTCTCTTCGCCTTTACCTCCAATCAAGGCTCGGATAACAAACTCCCATGTTTCTCTGAATGGGAGATATCGTGGTTGGTCCTTTCCCAGCTCCTGGTTTATTACAAATTGGTATTTTAAAAAAGTTAAACCGAGCTCTGTGATTGAACCCCACCCATCTACCTTAGAAAGAAAAGATAAACCATCCTTCATTTCCCGAACGTCAACGTCAAAAAATACCTTCATAAAATTCTGAAATTCTTTCCCTGAGAACCAGTATGCTACCAGTTCATCCTCCGATTTATTCCACGCATGATCATCTCCGTACACTATTAAAAAAATGAGGCGGATTAACGCATCTTCAAGCTTGTCTCGCTCATGTGGAGGGGCTCTGGATATTTGTTCATAGGCAAAAAGGAAAAAGTACATTCCCATTATCCATGAATCCATATGAGACGTGTTAAAGCACCCACTTGGAACACCTCCTTGCTGAATCGCCCAGAGCTGACCAATCATGTGCGTAATTCTTGTTATAATATTCTTTGTTATCCACTCTACCATTAGTGTTCGTAATTCGTGGGGTACAGTGTCTTCCATCTCGTAATAAAGAGTCTTCGAAAAGTATGCGTGAACCATTTTTGCTATTGTGGACTGGTCGAAATTTTTAACATCCCCCTCAACCAAAATCTTCTTCCATTCATTAGACGAAAAAATTCCCAACATCCTTGCCAAGATATCTGCTCCTCCCTTACTCCACTTCCCACCTATCCTGATAAAACCTCTTCTTTCGTGAAACATTCTCGGTTTCGAAACCATTCGCTCCATCATGACAAAAAATGATGTTGGTATAACAAATATGCGAACTTTGTTAATCCAGTTAAGGTATGATTCTGTATTCTTCTGATGCTCTTTTGAAAAAAACATTTCTACTTTCTCCTTTATTTCCCAGTAATTAGCTGGGTCTGTTCTTTCACGAGTTAAAAACTGTATCAACGTTGCCATGTCTTTGTCAAAATTCTCTATCTTTTTTTTTGAGGCATCTATGCATATTTTGGTACCATTGACCTCGGTACTCTGAGCTTTAAAATCGTGTAAACCTGCTGACGAACCCATATATGCATCCTGAACAGCCTCAAAAGTTATGGGAGAGGTTGACTTACCTTTCAGGTGGTCTACTCCTAGTTTATAATAGAACATATCCATTGCTCGCTCCATGTGACGCATCACATCTTCATTGCGGGGGACTGCTTGCGCAACATTCCGTTGTTGAAGGAGGAGAGCATTAGCCCATTTGCGCGGATAAAGATTCGTAGCTGACAAGGTATACTTATTTCGCCCATTAATTTTCCCAAACGCCATATTGTAAATTGAACCTCGCCCTACCACTGCGCCCATTAAGGAGGGTTGCGGATTATCCCTCCACACGTGCTCATTAAACTGAGTTGCACCCATTAACACTCCTTTCGAATTCCAATAAAGCATGTCTGCCATGCGAGCAATACGACGGACTACACCCAAGTCTGGTTCAAG